TATCAATGGCTCGGACGACCCCAGATTTGTCTGGATTATGATCCGATTTGCTGGCGGAATGACGAGCATCACCAATCCACCCATCACTGGTAGAGCGGCGATCTGGATACCAGGTATCAATCTGTTCCCTTAACTGCACACCAGCTGCACAAAGCCATGGTTTCATTATGAAAGAAGTAGAGCAGCTTCCTCAGCTGTAATACCAAGTCTGCTTAACAATGCAGCTTTAGCGGTTGCCTTTATTGCTGCTTCCGCTTCATTTGCCGCCAGTGCTTTTTTATTTGCTTCTACTTCTGCAATTTGTTGTTTTGAATATGGCACTTCTGTAGTTTCGCCTGTTACAACATTATGAATTTTTTCAAACATTTTATCTCCTATGCTCCGTAAACGAAAACTGTGCCAGCATCGTATGTTTCTGAATCAGTAACAATGCTAATAGATGAGATGGTAGATGATCCTGTATATCGACCATGACCTGAAAAATACTTAGCGTTGGTTCCTGTAGTGTTTCCAGAAAATGTATAAGACATAAACTTCTGCCCTGTGCCGTTGCATCCTTCTACCAAAATTAAACAATCGGCAGTATTTGCAGCTGCATTTGGGACGCCTAGAAAAATAGCTGTTACTCCGTCACCTGTTTCAGAGGCGACATTAGAGTTATTTCTACCAACTATGGCATAAAAATAATTTGAACCACTGTCGGTATTAAATCTAAGTCTTTGGCCAATGTCCTGGGTGCCAGTAAGAGAAAGTCCTGTTATTAAAATTGCCAAAGAGTTTTTACCAGAAATGCCAGTAATTGTAGTTGTACTTCCGCTTAGGCTTGTACCACCAGTGTTTATTAAAGTATAATTATTTGCAGGAGCTGTAGCCGTAGCCCACTTTAATCCCAAAGTTTCTGTAGAATCAGCTGTTAACACTGTTCCATTAGTACCAATAGGTATACGAGCATCTGAGGTGCTATAACCATATAAATCACCTTTAGTGGTTAATGGTGATGCCGCACCTGTTTGTATGTAATCATAAAATATCGCTGTGCTTGCAGACGTAAAATATAAAATACCTGCATCATTTTGTGGCAAAATTAAACTGCCTGCTGTTGCTACTGTGGCTGTACCTGCTGTAACTGTGCAAGCGCCTGCACCTAAGTTCTGTATAAATACAGTATCGCCTGCTTCAAATAATCCTGTGTTAACAGTTATTGTCGTTGCACCTGCTGCGTTCATTGCAACAGTAGTGCCAGCATCGGCTGCAACTAATACATAAGATGCAGTTTTAGCGGTAGCAGCACCGCCACCCATCGCTGTTTGTTGCAGTGAAGTCATCTGTGCAGCTGTTAATACCTGCCCAGTAGTAAAAGTCTGTTTTGCCATTTTTACTCCTTAGTAACTTAGGACATTATAGTCTAAAATGCCATAAATGCTATTATTTAGGATAAAAGCGTCTATAACAGGTTCTAGTGTCGTGAACGTGGTTTTCCAACTATTTGGGGTAATTGCCATACGCACCCCAAAAATCTGTAAAGTTTTTTCTAAAATTGATCCACCAGGTTGGGTAGTCTTAACTGTAATTGGATCAAAAAAGTCTAGGTTTAAAGCTGCGATAATGCCTGAATTGTAGCTAGGAGTATATAAGTCTAAAACTATGGCATCTACCCGTATGCTGGTTTCTTGCCTAGAGGCTACATAAGCCTGGGCATAATTTAAGGCTACAGCATCTGATTCCATTAATAAATTATCTAAAAAGTAACTATGCAAAAAGTATTTGTCTATACTCGCCTGACTTAAAGCTACTTGTGGGCTACCACCAGCTCTAGTAATAGTGGCCTTATTAAATACCAATACGTCATTTAATATCCAGGTAGCATCAAAGTAAGATATGCCAGATCCATCATCTGCAAACACTGTGGGTGTGCCACCAATAGATCCAGCGGTTACGTTTCGATCTTGAAATACAAAGTTGTTATCGGCACTTACATAAATGGCACCATATTCAGATTCTGCCACTGTGAATAGTGCTTGCAGTGCTGTGCGATTAGTGCCTGGGTCTGCCTGTAATGTAGTAAGACCTGCATCAATATCACGTTGAGAAGCTGGCCATGAAATCTGATCTAATATATCGTTAACACGTGCACCCGATAACTCTCCAGCAGTAGCACCAGCCACTGTGCTTATTTGTGCTAACTGGGCTAATCTAAAAGCATCTACAGCTTGTATGGTAGTAATTGCCACACCTTCACCATCATCTGGGTAAGTTGTAACATAACTAGTAATAAACCCTGCAAATATGGGATAAGTAACTGCACCATAGGTAGCAGTAATCTGTACTTTCTTCATGGGTGTCAATAAATTGTAATATGGGCTAGATGGGTTCTGTGGATTAAAATCGCCATTCTGATCTGTTATGCGTAGAGTAAGCGAACCTGTTTGAAATTGATCGCTTAATGCAGTGCGGCCCCTGTTAGTTTCTATCCTGTTTACTTGATTGGATACATCCACAATTATGAAAGTAGAATCTGATAACACATTTGTGCCTAAAACACCTGTATCCAAAATCATTGCCTGGGCAATAATTGGGCCAGTTTCAAAGTTAATTACAGCATTTATTACAGGTACTGTCATACTATAAATCCAGCTGGTACTGTGCTATAACCATTACGTCCAGCTAGTTGGATGCTTTCTGCAATAGCCTGGCTTAATTTATCACCACTAGCATCTACTGTTAGATTTATTGTAGGTGATGAGGTTCGCTGTATTCCTGCTAACAATTCTTGAAGTCCTGTAACGCTAGGTCTAGATTGTTCTAGTAATCCAGATATGCTACCTCTTAAATCTTCAAAAGTGCCTGGCTGAGTAGGTGCTATTAATTGTTGTAATCCACTTACAGCTGGCGCAGCATAATTAAGAATAGTTCTAGTTTCTGTGCGTAATGCACCTAAACTCAATTCTTGTAATTGACTAACAGTGGGTTTTATTCCATCAAGTAACATTTTAATAGATGCTCTAAATGCTTCTGTCAATTCTTTAGCTGCTTGTGCCGCTTCTAATTCAGCTAGTATTTTTTTAGCCAGCGCTTCATTATTATCTAAAATTGCTAACTGTGCTCTAATACGTAATTTAGTTTCTGCGTCTGTGGCTTCATTAAGCGCTTTTTGGAATCCAATACGCTCTACATCAAATTTATCTTTAAGTTGGTCTATAGCAGTCTTAGCCTTTAATGTGGCTACTTCTTGCTTCTTTAATTTTAATAGATCCTGAGATGCTTTGATTTCTTGTCTTCTTTGTGCGGCTAGTACACGGCCAGCTGTTCTTTCTTGACCACCACGATCTATTGGATTTTGGCCAGCTGATCTTAAAGCTTCTGCAGCACGTAAGGCTGGGCCTATATATGGTAGGTTTCTTAAAATTGAACCATCTACACCAGGTATATTACCTATTTCCTTTAGTTTGCCAATTACTCTACCCAGACCCACGATTACTTCGCTTGTGGCTATAGCAAAGTCTTCCATGTTATTGCTTAGGCCTTCAATACTTTTATCATCACCTAATTCTGTTAATGCATCTAATAAACCTTTGCCTATAATTTCTTCTGCATTAGCTACAGATGCAGCAAATAAACTCATCTTGCCGGCATAAGTATCTAATCTAGCTAGCGCTTGACCTGAAAACTTTTTATTAAGTTCGGCCATAATATCATCCATGTTGCCAGCCTTTAATAAGGCTTTATCTAGGCCAGCACCTAATCTGCTTAATCCTGTGGTATTGCCAGCGTAGGCACGTGATAAGGCTGCGGTGACAGTGCTTAAAGATTTACCTGTAGCGGCTGATACATCCATAGCCGTATTTAATGCATTTTGGCTAGTGGTAATAGATCCTGTAACAGTTAATAATTGTTGAAAGGCTGGGCGTAGTTCATCATCTAGTACGCCTGTGGTTTTTTGTAGGTTAGCGATATAAAGTTCTACGGCTGGTGAACTAAATGCAAAGCCTGTATTTTTTAATTGAATCTCTAAAGATTTAGCGGCTGCTTCATCGGCTGCAAATGCTTTTACTGCTTCTTTACCAAATCTAACTATTGCTCTAGCTGAAAATGCTGCGGCCAGTGTGCCGCCTAATTTTTTGACTTGCTTGTCAAATACGTTTACATCTTGCTTAGCCTTTTTAAGAGCCTTACCATTCCAGGTCGCCGAGGCTGCTACAAATATATTGGCCACTATGCCACCTTCTTAACTTCAGTTTTGCGTGTAAATTCCACAGCTGTTTTATCTACGGCTTTTAATATAGCTTCATAGACCTTATTGTTATCTTGTGCCCAAGCCTTGTAGATTAAGCGGCCTTGCATCTTTCGACCTGTTGCCCCACGTGCGCCAGGTACTCGTTTAGGCTTTGTTACTGGCTCTAGGGCCCCTATAAATTGCTGGCTAGCAAATGGATTATTTGAATCATAAAAATCTAATGCTTGGCTTTTGGCAGACTTTCTAACATAAGTACCACTACCTTCATGCTTAAATGTAAATGGCGCTCTACCTTGTGGGTTTAATCTGCCTGCGGTTTCATAAATAGAACCAGCCCTACTTACGTTATAAACGTATTGGCTTACTTGCCAACCATTTTTAGTAGCTACATTTTTACCTGGGTTATATCCAATACCAGATTTAACTACGCTGCCATCATATTTTGGAAATGGTCTTTCAATAGCAGAAGATAATGGTTTAGACCACCCAGATAATACTTGACTATTAGATGGTACAAAACCTTTAGCCTTTTCAGCTACTGCTCGCATTAATGGATCAATTGCCCTACTAATTTTTAACCTTAAATCTTCATCAATAAAACTGAGCCCATTAAGAACGTCTTTAACGCCTACGACTTCTGCTGGCATTCTTAACCCTTTCGGCTCTATCGGTTATCACTTGAATAATAGCCCGATACATTTCCGAGTCCATGTTAATAAACTCGCTAGGCGGTATCCCAGTTTCTACGGCTAATGCTGCTATGCCATAAACTATAGAATCCCGCTTTACTATTTTTTTTCTTCGTCTAATACCTCGACAGTTTCTAAGCTGTCTATAAATTCAACCCCAAATACAGGTACTTGTGCGCCAGACTTGCGCAAGCACTCCCAAGCTAACCAAAAAATATGGGTTTGCTGTTCATGCTCACGCAAAATCTTGCTAATACCTGAGCCCCATTTCAACTCAAAGCTATATTCAATTCCTGGTGTTATCTTGTGTTCTGTGACTTCACCATTAGCCCTAGTAATTTTAAGCTTTGCCATTGTTACTCCTTAATTAGAACGCCACTGATGGCGATACTGTGATTACGGAGTTTACAGTAAATGTAATGCTAGATGTAGCAATTTCGGCTACTCCAGCTGACCCAATTGGTGTTAAGTTATTTACTAGAATTGAGAACTGGTAAGTAGGGTTAGCAGCTGACACTGTAGTTCCCTTAACTGTAATTACTGATACTGCTAAAGTTTTGCCAAATGCCTCATTTAGGGTCTGGCTTACGTCAGATGTTGCCCAGTCGTTCATGAAGTCGATGGTAAACGTGCCACTCTGCAAACCAGCTACGTAGCGGTGAGAAAGATCGCCCATACTTGTGATCTCTAGCTCATCCACGATCTGATTGATAACAGCGCTTGATACCAAGTCGCTAATATCGATTGAAGGTGTAGTAGGCGCTGCGTTGGTAGCCAACTTAACGCCGACGTTGTTATTTAAGTATATTGCCATTGTTACTCCTCGTCATT